GTTATTGAAATTCTATCAGGTACAGGTTCAGGACAAACGAGGGATGTGACAGGTAACACTCAATCATCTGGTGTGATAACCGTTGATCCAGCATGGGCTACAACACCAGATACAACGAGCGTTTATAGGGTGGTAAAAGCCTTTACTCTTTCTATTCAACAGAGCTTTGAGAAGATCGAGCAAATGCTTTATGACAAAGGTAAAAGAGATGCTTTAATCCTTGAATCCTCACAAATAAGGATAGTTCTTATTTATCTAACCATCCACAATATAGCCAGGGATTTACGTGAGGAAAAAGATGATAGATGGGATTTAATCTCAAATGAATATATGGAGGCTTTTGAGAAGGCTTTTACTAACCTCACTCTAGATTATGATGAGGATGAAAGCGGCGGCATACAGGGTGATGAGGCTCAACAACATACCAATTCTTTAAGGATTGAAAGATCGTGAAATTATCAGTAAATATATTGACATGGAATACATTAAAAACATTACATGAAACTATTCATATTCTCAAAAATGAATTAAGGGATATTGATTCGGAATTAATCATTGTTGATAATGGCTCAATTGATGGCTGTCAAGATTACGCAACTATAAAAAATCCTAAGAATTTAGGAATATCTAAGGGAAAAAATCAAGGGATTGATATTAGTCAAGGAGATTATATTCTTCTTATAGATGGTGATGTTGTTCCTGTTCCAAACTCAATTAAACTTCTTGTAAAACATCTTGACGAAAACCCGGATTGTATGGCTATAGGATTTCTTCCTAACAAATTTTCTAATAATATTAATGGTGGACATGAAACATTCTGTCATAAACTAGATCCAATAATGCAACACAGAGGACATTGCATCTATTACGGCATTTATAGGAAAGAGGTTTTCCAACATATCCGATTCGATGAAGAATATGGGGTTGGATATGGTTATGAGGATCTCGATTCTTATATGCAAATGGAAGCCAAGGGAATTAAGCAATGGGTTGCTGGCATGAATAAATTAGAAGGTAAATATTTTCATGCTATTAACTCATCAATTAATAACAAGAATTGCCTTGGATTTGAAGAATATATGCGATCAAGCATGAAACGAAGTCAAATATTTAAAAAGAAATGGGAAAATATTCATGTTGTCCACAGTTCTCCATAAACACATTGATGCAATGGACGAAATAGAGGAGAAAGCCAAGAATGAGATTGATAAGATCATTGGCTCTATAGACATTAAAGAAATAATGGCTGATCCTCATATAGCTATGCAGCAAATAGCCGAACAGGTAAATAAAGTAATGACTGAAAAATATATGGCTTTAGCAATTGAAGAAGGAACAAAATTAGTTAAGACAATAAATAAATTAGAAAAGAATGATGAAACAATATTAATAGATCCTTCTAAAGACCCGACTAAGAATAAGGAAATTGTTAATGATTAAGATGGATGTTCAAGACAATATAAATCTTCCTAAAGTCTTATTAAAAGAGGATCTTAGATATGTTGCTAATCGTATTATTGTCCCTGTCATTGAACAGAACATAGATAATCAAATAGCTTTAGATGGAAACGCCTTGCCTAAGAATGAACCTGCCACATTAAGGGCTAAAGCAAGAAAAGGGCAAGGAGCAAAGACACTTATTGCAGAATCTAAGTTAAAAAGAGATTTCCTGGTTTCAGATAATGGCCCTTATAGCATAAAGATAACCATTCACCCGGAAAGAAAATTAATAGCTAAATATTTACAGATTGATGGAATAAAGACAAAGAAGGGAAAGAAATATTTTAATTTCTTTGGTATTTCAACACGAATGGAATCTTCGGCTATGGCGTACATTAAGAGAAGGATAAAGGAGATTATAGTAAGTGGAAGATCAAAATGAAGGATTATTTGAGCAATTTATCCACAGAGAGATTCAAGCGATGGAGATATTTCTTGTTTCTAAAGCAACTAAAACAGGGATTACTCTGGAGGAATATATCCATACTCGTCAGTTATTGGGTGCAAGTGACGAATCAATTGAAGCTGATTTGCTTAAAGATTTGGAAGAAGGTGGCAGAATATTTGGGGATTTTCGTAACTCTATTAGGGCAACATCTAATGGAATTATCAATAGAGCAAGAGATGTTTCTATTTTTGCTGACATTGGTATTGATACTAAGTATAGGTGGGTTGCTGTTTTGGTTAATACTTGTCCAGATTGTTTAGAAAGACATAACAAAACAAAGCCTTGGGAAGAATGGGAAGCAGAAGGATTGCCAAGAACAGGACAAACGGTTTGTAAAGAGAATTGTCGGTGTGTCTTACTTCCTTCATCGACTTTAGAGATTGATCCTATAAAAAGGAGTAAACGATAATGTCTTATGATATTGTTAATAATGGGATTAAAGGGATAGTTACTGCTCTTGGATTTGCCCCTTCTCAATACTCAAGCATAGATTCAGTTCCATCTGAGGAGGTTGGCAATACATTCTTATTAACGCCCATATCTGGACAGAATGATGAAAAATCATCCGAAACTTTATCATTGCTTTATGACATTCAAATTTGGGAATTACAGATAGCATTCCAGAAATCTAATCAAAACCAGAGTATTAATTTTGACGAAATAAACCGAAAGAGAGATCAACTCATTAGAGAGATTGATGATCCGGCCAATTGGGAAAGCTATGTTCGTATTCAGAAATATCTAAATTGGCGGATAGAAGAAAAGAAGAATTTTTATTTATTAACCATGCAAATCAAGATCATAGACACGATCACTTATTAAAAGGGGGAACACATGGCTACAACGGCAATGAGAAAGAAGAATCAATTGATATGTGCAAAAGTGGAGTCAGTTTATGATTCCGATTCTGTCCCGGTAGTTGGTACAGATTCATTATTAGCAATGGATATAAAGTTTAAAGAAATTATAGATCCTGTCCAACGGCCAGCTAATGTTGCGTCTTTAAGCAATATTGCATCTGTTGCAGGTTCTAAGCAAGCAGAGGTTACTTTTAGCATTGAGTTAAAAGGTTCTGGAACAGCAGGGGTTGCGCCAAGAATAGGGGCTTTACTTAAGGCTTGCAGCTTTGGGGAAACAGTCATATCAACCACAAGCGTAACCTATTTACCAATATCCTCAAATCAATTGTCCTGTACTATTTATTTCTTCATTGATGGCCGCCGTCATGTAATGACTGGATGCCGTGGTGATGTGAAGATTAAATGCGAAGCCGGGCAAATGGCTGTAGCAGAATTTAAATTAAAAGGTCGTTATGCAGATCCGACCTTGGTTGCTTTATCAAGTCCTACACTTGAAACAACCGTTCCAGCCGTATGTAAATCTTGCCAATTTACCTATAATTCAAGAACAACTCTGGTTGTTAAAACAGCAGAGCTTGAAATGAATAATACCGTTGCCATGCGTCCAAGCTTAAATGATGCCAACGCAATTGCAGGGTTTGAAATTACTGATCGTGAACCTATGTTGACGATTGATCCAGAAGCCATTATAGAAACATCTTATGCTTTCAGATCGGATGCTTTAAGCGGGGCATTAAGGGCTATATCTTGGGTTGTAGGTGCAACAGCCGGGAATATCTGTACTTTTAGTATTCCTAAATTCAATGCTTATTGGCCTGAATATGAAGATCGTAATGAAATATTGGTTGAAAAGATAAAGGGAGAATGTACCCAAAACGCTGGAAATGATGAAGTTAGTATTGCTTTCACCTAATTACTAATTTAGTAGATGTTAGTAATAAGTAGTAATTAGAAAACCTAGCCCTACTCGGGCGTAAAAGAGGAGCAGTTATGCTAAAAGGTATTGATGTAAACCAAAGAATTGAATATGTTTGCAAGGAAGATGATTCAGAACCAAAAACAGTTTTTGTTTTTAGGCCAATGACAGCAAGCGAAATGATTGATTTAACAAGTGACATGGATGTTACTCAATTGAAAATGACAGGAAAAAAGATCATTGATTTCTTGTGCATGGCTATTGTTGAGATTCGGAACTATCACATTGCAGACATTAGAGAAGCTTTAAATTCCTTACCTCCAACCGTTATTACGGAATTGGTACAGGAATCAACGAATATAAACAAGATTGTAGGAACAGACATAAAAAACTAACTATCTCCTTGAATCACCAGTGTGACAAAGATTGCAAGGAGTACGCCGATAAAGATTGTCCATATGATAAATGGATAATTGGCGATCTAAAGTTTAGAAGGTGTCCATTAAGATCAATAACAGAAAACAATTCTTATTGGATAAAGGCTTACAATCTTTATAAGAATGGTTTTCTACCCGTTGAGGGTGGATGGTTAAAACAAACAAATAAATTCATAGAGGTAATGTCTTTTATAGAAACAACCTTAATGGAACAGGAAAAACAAGAGGCTCAAAAAAATGGCACAAGATAATGAATTGCAAATAACGCTTAGTCTAAATGACCAAGTGACGCAAGGATTGAATAAGGCCAGTAAAGCAGTTGACGATTTCGGGCATAATGTCAAAACTCTTGGGGCAGAAATAGGTAAGGCCAGTTCCGCTATTGGTTTTTTTGGTGCAGGTATTATTGCGCCTTTCGCTTTAGCTCTAAATAATGTCAGTAAGAGTTCTTCTGGTGTCCATGAAGAATTTAAAAGATTGGGTGCAATAACAAACGAATTTCAAAGCAGTATAGCAAATTCCGTCCTTCCGGTTGTTCATCAATTTACAAATGATCTAGCTAATTTAATAAAGCAATTTGAGTCTATACCAAAGCCAATAAGGGATGCGATTCTTCAAGGCACTCTTATGACAGGTGTTTTTCTTGTGCTTACATCCTTGGCAGGTAAGTTCACAATGGAGGTATTTAAACTCATAGGGAATATTGCTTTATTGACTAAAAGCTTCATAGCTTGGATAGCTGTCCCTGCTAACATTTGGATTGCTGCCGTTGTTGGAGGAATAGCCATATTAATAACTTTGATGATTAAGTTTAAGGGTGTTGCCGATGCGGTAATGAATACCTTTGAGCTATTATTTAGATTCTTATTAAATGGTTGTGCCACAGTAAAGTTAGCGTTTATAGGAATGGCGGAAGCAGTAGTTGATTCAATAGAATTCTTATTGACAGCTTTGGCTAAGATCCCTGGCCCACAACAGAAAGCCTTCCAAGGGATGCAACAAACTGTTGATGGAGTTAGAAAAAGCCTTGAGTCTATGGCCTCAACAGAAATGCAAGGTATTGTCAATCAATCAAAGAAAATAGGGGATGTTCTTCAAGGTAATGGCAGTTGGGCGATCTCTTTTGATAATGCAAAAAATAGTGCGATGGATTTCTTTAAAGGCATGAAAGAGGGGACAGCAACAGTCGTAGAAGATACTTCTCTCATGGAACAGAAATTGCTTGCATTATCGGATGAGTTAAAAGAATTAAGAATTGAAAATTCAAATCAAACATTTCTTCACGAAAAAGCAAATCTTGATGAACAGATTGCCTTGCAAAAATTCTATCAAGCAGAGGTCATGTTATCTTTACAGACCACGGCAACAATGGCTTTATCAGTTGGTAAGTCTATCCAGACGGGTCTATCTGGTGCAATTACGAGCATGATAACAGGTACACAAACAGCTTCAGCCGCTTTTAAGTCTTTTGGTCAGTTAATTATAAAAACTATTATAGATGTTATGGCTCAACAGTTGGTTGCTTTTGGTTTAGAAAAAGCTCTGTCATTTCTAAGGGTTGCTTTACATATTGGAGAGACAGCCGCTAAGAAAGGGGTCGCAACAGCAGCCGTAGCCGCTACAGTAGCAGAAGCCGCTATTGCTGGCCCTTTAATTACCGCCGCTTATGCCCCGGCTGCCTTGGTTGCAAACGTGGCTTCTTTTGGTGGTGCAGGTGTTGCCGCCGCAGCATCTTTTGGAACAGCCGCTATTGCAGAGGCCGCCGCTATGGTTGCAACATTAAGCACCCTTGGATTTGCTCAAGGGACAGATAGCGTTCCAGCTATGCTTACCCCTGGAGAAATGGTATTTCCTAGATCAATGTCAGATGCTATCCGATCAGGTGCTATTACAGTTGGAGGCCCCGGCGGTTCTGG